GGCTTCCGTTGCGGCCTCAGCCTTATTAACCAGACCGCCGAGGATAGGCACGCCTTCGGCAAACGACCGCCCAAGGCCCGTCGTCATGCTCGGCGCCGCCTGCTGCTTCGGTCCGACGTGCTGCTGCAACGCCGTCGAGGCCGATTGAATATCCGGCGCGTCGACCTGGAACTTTCGGCCGTCTGGCGTCTGGACGTCAAAGACGGGCATTACTGTGCCTCACGGATGCGAATGCCGCCAGGGAGCGTGACCCAGCCGTCCTTGTCGGGCTGCGGAGCCGCGCCAGCGGGAGCGCCGGGTTGAGGCGGCGCGGCACCGGGGTTAGAGCCGCCCTGCTGCGGCAGATAAGTGTTTGGCGCTCCTGGCCCCATTGTCGAAAGACCGGGCATGGCCTTCAACCGATAATTGATTAGGCGCTGAACCTCGTCGAGCGAGGCGCCGAGTTGCTTGACGCCGTAGTCGCCATTGATCTGGCCATTTGCCAGTGCCCAAGCCGCCTCGGTCGGCGCATATCCGCCGTTGGCCAAGTTGGCGAATTCTTCCTTGAGCGTGTTGACGGCGGCAATGTAGCGCGCCGTCAACTGGCCGTTCGCCGTGTTGCCCTGCGTCTGAGCGTAAGTCGCCATTTCGGCTCGGTTAGCGATTGGGACGCCAGACAATTTCATTTGCTCGCTGAGGTCGCGAACTTCGTCGATCGTGTTGACGACGCTACTCGCCAAGCCGACGAAGCGCACCTGTTGCGGGCCGTTGAGCGAAGTGATCTGTTTCTGAGCGCGCTGCCATTCGAGCTGCGCCTTGGATAGATCAAACCCGTCTTTTTCGAGCCTCTGACGGATCGGACCGGACAGCCCATAAAGTCCCGTCAAGACAGGCGGCTGATCACCTTTCTTGATCGCCTCGGACAGATCGGCGACTTGGCCGGTAAAGCCCTTTTCGGTTTTGAATTGGGCTTGACGCTCTGGCCAGTTCTCAACCGGATCGTCTTGATGAATTTCGGCGGCGCGCGTAATGATGGCGTTCAAACCCGCCGCGCCTTGAACACCGCGGCCAAGATTCGGCGGCGGTTTGCCGGTCTGGTAATAAGTCTCGGCGGCCTGATCGAGCGCCGGGCCGCTGAGCATTCCGGCACTTCCAGCCCACGCGCCTTGATAGACAGGCTTACCTGACGGGTTGCTCGGGTTGACGAAAGTATCAGATGGACTAACCTTCATCGGGGTTATGGACGAGATAATGCGATCTTGTTCGTTTTGAAGAACCTTTATCCGCTCGGTGGCAAAGCGATTGCCGGTCAAATTCTTCATCTCGTCGTCAAGACCAAGAATGGCCGTTTTCGGATCGGTATACCGTTGGCCGGTTCTCGGATCGACCGGAAGAGGATATTGCGGGACGAGCGGCTGCGCGCCGTTGTCCGCGACCTGATTGGGGTCCGGTCGAGCCGCCGGGGCGCGTGTCGGGATGCCAGCCGCAGCGGACGCGGGGGGAAGATTGCCGCCGCCAGGGGCAGCAATTGCGCCGGGGCTTTCAACCCGAGACATTGCCGTAGCAATAGCGCGTCGCGCGTCCGGGTTGCTGAGATCGATCGGCTGATTGGGATCAACGCCGAGCGATTTGGCGACCGTCTCGGCATAGGCGGTAGGATCGTTACCCTTCTCTTTTGCCGGCGCCCATGTCGCGGTTATCCCCGCAATCGTGTTGATCCCCTTCCGGCCATAGACGCCGAGCAGATTGGCCGCGGCGTCAAGCCCGGCGTCCGGCGTATCGAACTTGGCGAACCGTCCACCTTCACCCGCGCCGGCATAACCCGGCTGCCCTGCAGCGTACTGGCCATTCTCAATGTTGTCGGGGTTGTTGTTCCTCGCGCCCAACGTCGCGCCGCCAGAATTTCCGAGCCCATTGCGCTGCATATAGGCGGCGAGGATGCGTTGCGCCTGCGCGGCCTGGTCTTGCGCCATCGGAGCGCTGGGATCGACCTTCAACGCCTTGGCGAGATTGGTCGCGACTGCGCTCGCCTTCGCCGGATCCTGGACCGCGGACGAAACGAGCGCCTGGACCGAGGGAAACGCCGACGATGCCCCGGGCAGATCGCCAAGTTGAGCGCCGCCGGGCGCGGGCACATTTGTGACCGGCGCGGCGGCCTGTGGAGCCGGCGGCAACGGACTCGATGCAACGGGCGCGACCGGGGCTAGAGGCTGTCCTACGGGCGCGTTAGGCCCGCCAGTGGGCAATCCAGCAACCGGAGGGCTTCCCTGCGCTTGCTGCAACTGCCGCTGATCAAGCGACGGGCCGAGGAGCGACATGGCTTGATTGATGCCGCCCTTCTGGGCAAGAATCTGCATCATTTTGTTGATGTCGGGCTGGCCGGTAGCCGGATCGGTCGGGATGCCGTCCTTGAACGCCGTCGAGATGTCGCGCTGCTGGTTCTGCTGCTGGCCCGAACGGAACGTGTTCGCCAAGTTGCCGATCGTGTCGCCAAACTGCGACCAGTTGGGCGTCGGGTAGCTCGGAGAATTTACGGTTTCGTAATCCATAATAAGGACCGCCCGTCAGTACAAAAGTTGGCCGCCACCGCCGATACCGCTAGACATTTGTCCGGATGATCCGGGCCCAAGCTGCATCGGCGCGCCGCCGCCATTGCCGTAGCCAGATCCTTGAAGGAATTGCATAAGCTGGCTTATGAACGAGCCCTGCTGTTGCTGCCCAGAATTTGCGCCACCGCCTTGCTGTTGCTGAGGCTGCTGCTTATTGAGGCCGAAGATACTCGCAAGTGTGGACGCCGGTCCGGAATAGTTCGGGGAGCTGACGACTTGGTATTGATTTGCATCGCTCATGGTCAGGCCGCCTCAAGGAATTTTGCGAGCGCGGCGGAGAGGTCGGTCGCTCGACCGTACTGAACCGCCTTATAGCCGCCATGCTCGGAAACCGCGTCCGGATTGGTCCGCTCGACTTCCTGCGCGAGAACGCCGATGCGCGGCGTGTCGTCGCCCTTGTAACGATAGCGATAGACGTTGGTGCCGTCGTAAAGTGCGCCGACAGGCTCGACATCGTCTTTGAGCCGCTCGTCGGAAAAGATCGACCCCGCCAGATTGAGGCCACCGCTCAACAGGTTCATATCCATACTCTGATTGGCCAGCGCTGCGCTTGCATTAGCGTTGCCGATGCTTGTATCGGCACCGTAATTCAGATTGGCAAGATTGGTGTAATTTGCATTGGTCTGATTGCCGAGTCCGGTATTGACCCCCGCGATGCCGCCCGCCGCTGCGTTGCTGGCGCCGAGATATGGCTGCAATTGCGAGGCATAGTTGTTGTAATTTTGCGAGGCTAGCCCTTGGTTTTCCTTGCTCAAGGCAAGAAGTTGATTGCCGGAACCCAGCGTCCCATTCGCCGCGGCGGCGGCGTTAACCGAGGCATCTCCAGCTTTAATTGCGGCCTGATAACCCGGCATGGTTTGGAGGTTTGCTTGCGCCGATTGGCTACCGGCAGCGCCATTAAGGCCCAACAGATTGCCGAGTTGCGTCGTGCCTTGCTGGGCTTGCGAATAGTTTTGCGTGTATGGCGCGAGCGCAGCGGCGTAATCGGTATTGAGTGCCGTTTGCCCTTGTTGGATTTGTCCAGTCGCCGCAGTGAGACCTTTGTTGATCCCGGCGATTTGATCCGCCGCTGCGTTGCTGGCGCCGCCAAATAGGTCAGACATAACTTAACCTCACGATTTCCTAATCTTCACCACGCCAGAGGTCTCATAGAGACCACCGATACGAACGCCCAATTGCGCCGCAGCAGCGTCTGTCGCCGCAGCAGGAAGTGGTCCAACGTTCTGCGATAGAGACAGCGCCAATATAAATTGATAGAATGTCGGCATCGGCTTCCCGTCCTTATCGACGAAAAGGACTGAAGCCGATGGTAGCGGAGCAAACTTGCTCGCCATACTTCAGCCTCCGACCGCGCGAATATCGCTTGACTGCGTTCCGCCCATGAATGAGGCGTAGACTGGATCGGTGATGTCGAGCCGCCAACGGTCGCCTTGGGCGCTAGAGAGTCCCATGTTCGTTACCGACACGCGCGTCCGCTTCGTATTCTGCTGTTTTTCCAACTGGCGAACGAGCGGATTGCCGTAGGTCTGGCCGCCATCCTTACTATTCGATACCGCCACTGTCGGATTGACCACATTATTTGGAACTGTGAGATCGACGACTGATCCGCCAGAGACGTAGGCGTTGGCGAACACCGAACTCTGCAATTCGACATGCGTGGTATCAACAATGGTCAGCGTCCAGTTACCGTTGGCTTCCGTTGTGCCTGTTACGCCAGACACCGCGCCGACATCTCCGGTCGCTACTTGAGATGTCGAATCTACAGCCAGTCTAACAACGCCGTTTGTTCCTAATGCCGCGCCAGTTACCGTCATCTTGCGTGAGCCGACCGTCCGGCCGACGCCAATAACGAAATTAAAATCGCCGCGCGCAACCCTAATCTGTTCTGGGAAGTTCTGAACCGGCCCTGATTCCATGCGCCAGAGTTGGACCGCGCCGACCTCACTGGCGTTTGTGTCGTCAAGATATAGAATGTTTCCCGACAACGTATCGCCAGTCAGCCACTTGCCAAATGCTGGGTGGCTCCCTGTAGCGCGCCAGCGACCAAATATACCGGTCGAGGCCAGCGACCATCGCTCATTCCATCTCAGCGTTTTTAGGTTGAACTCCCACGTCCAATTAGGTGACGACAGAACCCAGAATTTCTTTCCCTGCGCAACGTAGCAACTGGCCTCTAGCGTGTTGCCTGCCTTGATCTCAGTCTCGATAAGGCGATCAAGATCGGGCGTCGACACCTTCTGGGCGGCCAACTGGCCAACTGTCATCCAATAGACGCCGTTGTCCTGACCAACCCAGAGAAGCTCTGAGAACCCAGTTTCCCAACCCGCAATGGCGCTCGCCTGGGCGAGGCTGAATTCCAACACCGCAATGCGCGAGTACGGAAAAGCCGGAGCCGGATTGGCGGCGTCTTGCCATACCTCTAGCGAGCCCGTCGTGAATGCGAGAAGGAACCCGCTGAATGCAATGACCAGAAGCAGGGTGACATCGGACTTCGCCTCTGCCATGACAAACGTCAAGGCGTTCATGGTGAGGCCGTTCAACTGCGAGGCGTAGATAAAATTTGCCGAAGTGGAAAAGAAGAAATAGCCGTCTTGGAAGCACACTGAGTTTGGTTGCGGAAGATTGCTTTGTCCAGTGTATGCGGTCGGCGCTCCGGTAAACGCGCCGTAGGTTCCGCTCCCGCCAGCCAGGTTGCCTGATGCGGGACTAAACGTGATGGTCTCGCCACCACTTGCCGTGGCACTATAGACCCAAACGGCTCCGCCGTCGTTGATGTTTCCGGTTCCGGTTCCGCTCGGACCGCCTGATGTCGCAGACGTCCCAGGAGTGACAAGCTTGTAGTAATTTCCTCCGTTTGAAACCAATTCGCCAATTGGCGAATATGCGTGGGACGCTACCCAATTGCCAATAACGGCGCCAGTCGCAGCATACGTCATGGACGTTGAATTGCCAATTGCGCCGGTATGGACGATCGTGATGACAGCGCCGCTTGATGTTGCAGTTACTTTATTGGCGATCAGCACTGTATTTGCGTTGGTATTGGTTTTAAGTGCCGTCGCAATCGTTGTCGCTGTATCGCCCCCGACGACCGTATATGATATCGTAATCGGAAAGTCGTCAATCAAATCGTTGAGAATAATTAGATTGACAATATCCCCAACGACAAATGATGTTCCAGCGACAGTCGCGGTCGCGGTGGCATTAGCTACTGTCGCGCTTTCCAACACATAGGCGCCATTATCGACGTCAACTGCGACCACATCGGGAACTGGCGACGCCTGATTTCTGGCGATCGATACTTTCTTGGTCCCAGGCAAGACGCCAAGCGAAATCACAGTTCCGGTCGCATCGATCGTTGATGCGTTGCCGGACCATGCCTCAAACGAAAGATTATTGACCAGCAGGCCGCCACGATATCCGCTCTGCGCTGTGGACGCGAATAGCGAAAGCCCCGCGCTCCTGATCCATTTGATTTTTGCCGGGCCGCCGTCGCCAAGTGGTTCGGCATAACAATTGATCAGCCGACCGGCGCCTTCTTGCGGACTATTGCCTGGCGAGGTCGAGGTCGGGAATGGGATTGGCTGCGGACCTTGAGTGGACATCAGAAAGACTCAGTCCTCAAAATCTCGTAAGTCGGTTTTCCGCGCTGCATAATCTTGAGAGACATTGCAGCAGTCCCGGCTCCAATCGGAACACCCCCAGCGCCGCCGAGACCGCGATTGACGAGTTTGACGTAATCGTCATTGGTGACGCCGAATTTTACCGCACTCTCACCTGCTAAGATGTCGGCGAGATCAGAGAACCATTCTGGCTGAATATTGTCCTCATCAGGTACATAGCAGATTTCCAGCGCCGCTAGCTTGCGAAGCAAAGCGTCGAGTTCGTCCGATACGGTCTGATAATCCTCGACGTCAATTGACTGCCCAGAGGCGAGCACACCAAGCCTAGAGAGCGCCGCGGCAATCAAATCGGCTGAGGTTCGGAACGGGGGCGAGTTGGTCATCAGCTACGCCACGGGATCTCTAAAATGCCGTGCTTGACGAAGACGCCGGCGACGTCGAGTTCGCTCAGTTGCTCCTCAATCCGCATGTGACGAAGCTTTGGCTCGAACAGCCGACCGAGCCAATCGATATCATCGTGGCCTACTTCGCAAGCGCGGCGGAGATCACGATCGGCGGACCATTTCACGACAAGATCGTCAACGGTGTTGACCTCCTTCATCCACGCCACAACATGGGCGCGATATTGTGTCGCATTCTTCGGCGGATCATTGTCGCCCGGTTCCGGACCTTGGTCGCCAACACGAAAGAAACGATTGGTCCGCGCAGATTCGATCAAGCCTTTATCCCGGACCCGCATCGGTACATTGGCTTTGAACTCTCGACCCTGCCATTTGCAAATCGTCGGGTCATCAGCGCCGGGAACGTAAGTGACATCCTCGCCGTCGTATTCAGCTACGACGATCGGTTCATTGACTTCTTCTGGCATCTGAACAATCTTCGGCGGCCGACCAGGGCCGCGCTTGACTTGCTGTTCGGCCACGAATGAATCAGTCATTCTTTAATGTCCCTCAGAGTGGCCGGCGGCGGGTTTCAGCCGCCGGTAGTTTGCATGGGGTCAATACGCGATTGTGGTGGTCTGATAAGCGATCGACCTGATCCAAGGATGGCCAAGACCAACCGCGGCATAGCCGGGCCGTGTCGTTTCGCCAACAGTCGGCGGCATAACGTCAAAGCCGGTGTCATGGACGAGTTTGGCCCGTTCGGCTTCGTGCCTGACGTGGATCAGCCCGACATCGCGGCCGCCAGCGGCGGTCAGTTCGTCGGTCTGGCGATGCCACATCTCGGCGTACAGCTTCACTGCGTCAGCCTCGCCTTTGAGACGCGCACGGTCATCCTCGACCGCCTTGTCTTCATAGGCGTGCCTCTTCGCCATGGCGTCGGATTCGGCTACATGGCGAACCTTAAGCGCCTCCGCTCGGACATCCAAGGCTGCCGCTCTCTCTTCGTTGACCCTCGTGGCGTAATCGTCAGGGCTCATCGTCACGAATGACAGCGGAGGATTCGGCGGGTTGGGCGACTTGGCGTCGACGGCGCGCTTTTCGTCCTCGGCGCGCAGCCGAGCGGCATCGGCATCGCGGGAGACGCGCGCCGCGGCCACATAAGCCGGGTCCGGGGGTACCGGCGAGGGTTGAACGGGCGCGGGGTTCGGCTGCTCGGGCGCCCCGGGGTTGGCCCATTCATGATCGCCTAACTGGCCAGACGTGTCGGCCGTCGCCTGGCCTCCCTCATAGTTCGTTTCCATGGTCATCTCCTTGACTGCGCTGATGAAGCGGCAGGGGCATTATCCCCTGCCGTTGTTGGCTTCATTGGTCGTTATTCTCAACAAACGCCAGAATAACCGTGATCGCACCGGTCGTCGCCGCGGTCCCGGTCTGCGTGTACTTGGCGAAGATAGGGACGCCGCCATTGAGTGCGGTCTGATAGGTCGCGTTGGATGTAACGGTCAGACCAATGCCAGCCGCAGCGGTCAGGTGGAACATGCCGGCGCCAATCGACGTGGTGCTGTTGCTGATGTTTGTCGTCGCCCCCGAACCGCCGTCAGCAACGATTTCGTTTGAACTCGCCGAAGTCGCGCCGATGGTAAACACGTTGGTCGTCGCGGCGTTGAACGCCGTCGTGACCTGCGCATCGATCGACAGGATGTAGGCGCTCTTCGGCAAGGTGCAGAACCACTGCCCGGTCTTGATGTTCGGGTCGTTGTAATTGACCGTCACCCGGCAATACTGGACGACCTGGCCGGGCTGCGTCCTGGCCGGGATATTACGTTTCTGATCGACATTGAGCGCATAAGCCGAGCCGATCGTGACGGCGGCCAAAGCGCACGCGAGAACCGCACTTTTCAGGATATTGCGAAACATGAGAGTTGCCTTTGCGAATTGAGAGACGAAACCGCCGCCCAGATTATGAGCGGCGGCGCGAGATGCGATCAAGCGTCGGCGACGGCTGCTTCAAACATCGTGAAGATGCCCCACTCACGCAAGCTTCCCGAGGCCGTCTTCTTGAACATCTTGGAGATGCCATAGGCCATCTCAATGCCGGCGCCGCGGATAAAGCCGTAGTCGTCTTCCTTGCGGAAGCGCGGGATAGGCAGTTGGCCCCACGCCCACGCCTGAGCGGACTGGCCGCACATAAACGCAGGCGCAACTCGGGTCGTCGCGCTGGCGCCGGCGGTCAGATAGAACGTCGGCAGACGCAACGACAGTTCGGGGATTTCGCGGATGATCACGCCGTTGTAGAGCAGATCGCCATCGACGAAGATCGGGTTTTTCAGATAGCCCTGCTGCTCCCTCGCACGGCTGTTCTGGTTCGCGGTCTTGATGTCGCTGTCATTGCCCGCATCGCGGAATTGTTCTTGACCGACGAACAGGACGAACCATTCCGTGCCGTTCTCCTTGAGCTTGAACGGGCGAATGCGCGGGTTAGCGACCTTGGCCTGCCGTTTCGCTCTCATGATTAAGGCGCCGGACATCGTCATCGCTGTCGTGATGTTTGACATCGACGTCGCGAAGTTGCCGGCCGACAGGTACGCTGTGTTGGACGTGCCGATCAGAATGCGATCGGCGTTGTCCGTGATCCAGGTGTTGCGCTGGGTGACGGTCGCGGCGTCGAACAAGATGCCGTTGACCCGCTGTCCGGCGCTGCTGCCGAGGCCAGCAGGCGCCGACTCGCTCGGCAACGCATAGAAGGCGTCGCAGATCTCGTCGCGCTGGAGTTCCTTACCCCAGTCGGCGAGTGCCGGCTTTGCTTCGGCGAAGAGATCAATCGACGACTTATGCTCGTCGCTGTTCTTGATCGCTACAGCCTTACGAGCCCAGTCGATCCAAGCGCGCATGCCGTAGTTGTCGATCGCCTCTTCGTTGCCGACCAACGGGCCAGAGCCGATGGCTTGGCCGTTGAGACGGTCGCGCAACGGAATATTGACCTGCTCGCCGCCATTCTTGCCTTCAAGGTCAGCATAGACGCGAATGATCGACGTGATGTCGGCGCCCATGTACGGCGAGAACAGGTTCTCGCGCACATATTCGCGGATCATATCCTTGCGGAATTTGATGAGTTTGTTGTTGTCTTGCGGGATTGTATTGGACATTGCGGTCGTCTTTCAGGTTACAGCCGCGTAATCCAAGACCCCGCGAGGGGAACTGGATACGTCATGCTGATTTGAACACCGAGTCAAAGATCGCAGCGTTGGAATCGTCTCGATCCGCGCCGTCCGATCTCAGGTGATTGCCCCCCGACGCTCGGTTGAGCGATGCGGGAAGGCGAGTTAGGTTACGAGGCCTTCCTTCGTCCCCGGTCGCCGCTTCATCACGCAGACTTTCGAGAAGCTGCTTGCGAAATTCGGGATCGGAGGCGAGAGATTTGCGAGTTTCCTCAGCGATCTTGGCTTTGTAGGCCGAAGGATCGTCGCCGACCTCGCGGAGCGCCTCGTTGCGTTTGTGCCATTGGACAAGGGCTTCGCCGGGGTTCGGCGATTTCCACATCCGCTGAACAAGTTCTTTGTTCTCCTGAACGTAGGGGTCAAGTTTAGTGACGGTTTCAAACGCCTTCGTAAACGCGTCCCCATGTTTCTGATGCGCTAGATTAAGACTGAACTCGACGCGCTGCTGATCCATTTGCGAGCGCATTTGCTCAATCTGAGCCTTAGGCGCGTTGGCGACATAGTCGGCGAACGCTTTGGGATCTTCAAAGAGATCAGGAGGACCAGCGGGTTTATCGGCGTCCGCTTTCTGAGGCGGAGCGGCTTGCTGCTGTTTGTTGAGAGCGGCCAGAACACCATCGAACCGCGCAGTGAGCGTATCGATGTCTTTCTTGCGGGCAACTTCGGCCTCGGCGATCTTGCCTTTGGCTTCGGCCAGTGCGGCTTCCGCCGCCTGCGCGCGCTTCGTTTCCTCTCTCAGACGCCCGGCAGGAACGCGGCCTTTGGGTTCGTTTGCTTTGGTTTCGGCTTCCGCCTTTGCAGCAGATTCCGCCTCCTCGGCTTTCTTGCCCTCGTCGCCTTCCTTGGCTTCGACCTCAGCGGCCTCTGCCTCTTCGCCAGTTACCTCGGCTTCGGGTTCCTCGTCCTCGTCGGGCTCGATTTGCCCTTCAAGACCGGTTCCCATTTCCTCAAGCGATCGGTCTCCGGTCTCGTCTAGGACCGGCTCATCGTTGCCGAACGCCTCGCCGAAAATCTCACGATCCGTTGCCCTCATTGCTGCTTTGATGATGTCGTTTTCGCTGTTCGCCATTTCAGGTTCTCTCTGTCGCGTGAGAAAGCGGCGGCGCGCGTAGAGATGTCCGCGCCGAGATGACATTGCGCCGTGTCGTGGACGCCTACGATTGGGCTAAGACGAGCGGCGCCCAGAGCCGCGGCCTCGTATCGTGAGGCTAGACGAAACTTATTGCATCGCTTTGAGACGACGCTCTAGGGCTTCGGCCGGCGAGGCCGCGAGATCGACATCAGACGATCCCTGGCCCGTCATGCCGAGCGCCTTGTCGCATGCCTCGCGAAGGCTCTTGATCGCTGCTGGCGAGCCGCGCAGATGAGCTACGCAGGCACCGTCCGCGACGACCTGACCATCGTTCATCGGCGTCAATGACATGGCCGAGAGGACAATGGCCACGACCCCGTTGGACTGCCCTAGCGCCGGCGCAGCATCGAAATAGATAACGGGCGCTGAGTTGGCGTTCTTCAACGCAGGGCGCGCAGGCTTGTCGGTCATGCGTTCATTGCCTGTTGGTTATCCATCACCGTCGCGCTCTCGCACATCTCTAGGAAGACTGCGAGGGCAATAAGCCAGAGGGTGGCGAGGGTCATGGCCCGATGTTTGCCGTGTTGATTGGGACGAAGCCGATGTTGTCGTTGGCGTAGGTGCCGGTGAACGAGTAGTCGTGCGCCGCCGCGTTGGTAAACTGCGGACTGCCGAAGAATGGCGCAGTGTCCGTGACCGTGAACGTGGAACCAGCCAGCATGTTGGGATTGGTGAATGCCGTACCGGATGCGGCGTAATAGATGTTCTTTGAGACAATTGGTGGCGCGGTTACATATGCACTGGAAGTCTGCCACACCGGCACAGGCTGACTGTTGTTACCGGAATATATGATGTTATCCATTATGTTGTTATAGTTCATACCAAAATTTGTGCCAGAATTACCAGATACATCTTGATATAGGAACGCTACAGTCGGGTTGGCCCCAATAGCTGCAAAGTTCGTTGTGTCGCAGATGTTATTCTTAAATAAATCGTGATCTCCGCCATGAATTATCCAGCAAAACTGATTTGTCCCGTATATGATATTGTTTACCAGCGTCACAAATGACGTGTTGTTGTCGAGATAAATTCCCTTGCCCAAGCAGTTATAGACAATGTTATTTGTAATCCCGACGCCTAGATTAACGTGGTTATCAGTATTGTAGATACACCCAGAATCACCTAAGGGGGCCTGGTTTGTGTCGTGTACTATGTTGCTGTCCACTAACACATTAGAGCCGGCAAGCGGGGTGACGGTCTCGAGAACTGCAATGCCAGGCGCAGCGGCATTGGAAGTCCGAGCGCTGGCTGCGCATGGTCGAGAACGACGCCATGCGTCCATGCACCGAGACACAGTGCAGGGAGTATCAGTCCAATGCGTTTCAACGAAGGTCGAGCCCCCAAACATCAAGAGTCGACGACCCATCGCCAGCATATGAGTTTGTACTCGGAGGAGACAACATTTTAACCCGTATATAGTAGGCTGACGATACTACGCCTATCGCACTAGTCGAAATCTTGCACCACGACCCAACCACTGTGGCTGAACTGGTAATGCTACTAAATCCATTCAACCCGTATGATCCAGTGAGAGCTGTGCAATCCGACAAACTAAAGTTCCAGAAGAAATAATATGTGAAACTATTATCATATGTCTGAATAGTTATGTTTCTAGCGCCAACCCCATATTTTGCATATACCGATGTCGTATAAGTTGTTGCCGTGAAACTGTGCGTTACAGCAAATTGACTTTGATGATCTCCCGTATTGCTATTTTCGGCAATTGTGGAAGCGTCTACGGTGCAATCTGGCGAAGTAACTTGGTTGATTGCTACCGATGCGTTGATCGTTGAGCCGCCCGCAAGCGTCGCATTGTCATAAATTCCGCCTGTTGGGGCGGAAATCGGGGTGCAAGATGCCCCGAGGACAGCTAAGCCAGCGCCCGTCAACGGTACTTGCGCCGAGGCCGCGCCAAACCACAGCGAGGCGATTAGGAGTGAGAGAGCGGCAATTCGGCGCATGTCAGTACTGATCGTAATAGACGGTTACGTCAGCGCCGCTTGTCGTGCTGCCATGAAGACATAGCTGAGAACTAGCCGCTGTATGCAGACCGCGATAGAATGCGTTCGATCCGGCCCTACCAGCGTTCGCCACCCCGAACCATGTTTGCGTAAGCTGCGTCAGCGTCGCGCAGGTGCCGCTTGTCGCCTGTTCTAGATATACGTTGACGGTCCCGCTAAATGATATGTCATAATCGCAGACATAGATTGACGTGGTACCACTTACGTTGACAATTTGCGTGTCTGCCGCCGCCAGGGTCGCGTGGGCTGTAGACCCGCAAATGTGAGGTGTTGCCGCAGAATTGCCGGTCGAGACTTGAGCCGTAACAGTGCCGCTAACCGGGATGGCCTGCCCACTGGTGACGCCCTGCACAGTCACAATCGCACCGGTCGGGGAACCCGCTGTCGCCGTACCGGGATTGAGACCAACGACCAAAGTCTTGTCGGCCGCCACCGGCAGCGTCGAAGCCGCCTTGACCGTCGCGACATTCGTCCCGGCCGAGTCAATGATGCCAACGCCGCCGATCGAGACGGTCGGGGCTTGGGTGGGGATGGCTCCTTTGATGTCGGCATCAATCTGCTTGAGGCACGGATTGACGCCAGTCCCACTGCCACAACCGGCGGCTGCCGTTGTGGTTTGGACACCGAGGTCCCATCCGTCAACGCCCGCGCCAGTGGCGAGAGATCCGGCTGCAAAAGCGCCGGACGCGACTTGCGCCGATGCCAGACTGGCCGGCTGCGTCGTCTGATAGAACGTCCCCGTCACAGCACGCGAGGCGGGGGCTTGTTCCTTGGCGCTGATTTCTTTCAGCACCTGCATCACCGTAACCGGCGTCGTGTCCGTTGCCGTTGAAGCAGCATCTGCTTTAGCGCCGAGCGTGACCTCAGCGCCGTCGCTGATCGCGCCGGAAGCGAAGGCGCCAGAGGCATAAGCCCCCGAGGCCACCGACCCGCTGGCAAACGCACCAGAAGCAACCTGCGCCGACGCGAGGCTCACTGGCTGCGTTGTTTGCCAGAAGGTGCCCGTGATAGAGCCACTAATCACCCAGGGCGAAGTGCCTTGATTGACTTCGCCAATGACCTTTGACGTTTCGGCATTCAGCACAGTTCGGAGATTGCCGCCTGTGTCGGTCGAGAGCGGGTTGCTCTTCGCTGTCGTGTATGTCGGCGCGCTGGTCGTCGTCGCCGTCAACGGCAGGTTGCCGACTTCACCCGCGGTCGTGCTGTTTTGGGCCAACGCCAAATCGGCGATAGCGCCAGAAACAAACGCCCCGGAGATAGCCGTGACCGCGCCGCCGCCGCTACCGCCGCCGCCGGACCCGCCACCCGAACCTGTCGGGATACCAGAACCGCCGACCATGTTGACGGTCGTCGTCGAGGTCGAAGTGATACAGGTTAGCTGCGTCGCCACGCCGACCGTGAAGGCGAACCAGCCGCCAGGGGGGATCGGCTGCTGGGCCGTGGTCGAGGACGCGCCAAGAGCGCAATACGCCGTGTTGGTCGCGCCGGCATTCGATGCGACGACGACCGTACCGGCGGGAAGAGTGCCCGTAACGCCGCCCGTGGTGACGCTGATCGGTGTGCCCACAGAGGCGGGCGCGAAACCGCTAATCGACGCCGTGACGCTGGCGCTGACCGGCAGTGGCGTGGCGGCAGTACAGGGAACCGCTTGGCCAGACACATCAAGGAACATGCAGACCTTGCCGTCCGCCCAACCACCACCAGGCGACGGCCAACTGACTTGGGCAATAGCGTTCGCCCCGCCAAGCCATAACAGCGCGGCGGCTAGAGCAAGGATTCTCTTCATGGTTACATTCCCGGTATCGTAGGCGCTACGGGCTGGGCGCCTTGGGGATTGGGTTGCTGCAGCTGGGGCTGAGGCGCGAGCAAGCCCATGGCCTCTTTCCAGAGTTGCGTCTGGAATGCGATGGCCTGCTGCTGCGTCTCATTGGCGGCTTGACCCGCCTCTACGCCAGCCTTCTGCGCCTGCGCATCGCTCTTGCGCGCGTCTGCCGCAGTCTTGGCGTTCTTCGCGGCGGCGCCCTCCATCTGGAGCTTTGCTGCCATGAGTTGCGGCGGTCCCGGAGGCTTCGGCGCCATCATTTGCAGGATCTTGTTCTTGATCTCACGCGGCCACGGCGCAATCTCGATCAGGACTTGCGGCGGGAATGTGCCGGGCGGGTAGCCCTTCAAGACATCAAACGCTTCCTGGCCAAGGCTGGCGCTGTCCGAGCCTTCCTCAAGGATGATATCAACGTCCAGCGCGCCAAGCGCATTGACCATAGCCGGACGGCCAAATTGATCTAGGCTCAACCCATTCAGTTGGATAAAAGCAGCCTTCTGCGCGTCGTTCTCGACCATGCGCAGCCAGCGCTCGGACTTCCAATGCCGCTGCGCCGTCGCCCAGATCGCGCGATATATTTGCAGTTTCCATTGCCGGATCGCGAGGACGAATGGGCCGAGTTCCGCCATGCCTGGCTGGCGCAGCAGCTCGATCGCTCGGCCTGACAGATTGGTGAGACCAGGGCCAGAGATCGCGGCAACGTTCAAATTGGCAAACTGATCAATCTCGTCCTTGGCCTCTTGGCTCATCGAAGTGAACGCGGCAAAATCCTGCGTGCGATCCTCGGGGGTAACGTCAAACCCCTTGTTCTTTTCAATCACGCCGTCCGGCCGCGCCCATTGGATACGCGTTATCTCGACGTCGTCGACCGCGCCCTTGTCCATAATCAGCTTGCGCGAGTTCGCGATGTGCAGCGCCTTGGACTTCGACTGATTGAGTGAGTCCTGCGGTCCCTTGAGATTTCGGACGAAGCCGTAGCGGTCGCCGACGTGATCCACTGCAACAGAGAACATCTTGAATGAGGATATCGTCTTATTCTTTTCGTTAAAGAACGGAGAG